CCGGATCCGCTACAGGCTTTACGGATCTCGATACTATGCTCGAGGGAGTCGAAAAGAAAAAGTTAATCATTGTAGCCGCTCGTCCGTCTGTAGGTAAAACCGCTTTTGCTTTAAATATCGGTCAAGGGCTAATTAAGTCCTCGATCACTCCGGAGGCTATGAAAAATAACCGTCAAGAGGTTTTTACAAGTATCTTTTCTCTAGAAATGGGAGCGGATCAACTAACTAACCGTATGATCTCCAGTGTAGGGAATATCGACGGTATGAAGGTTAAAAACCCTATCGAAAACTTTAATAGTGACGATTGGAGTAAATATACAATGGCAGCCGGAGAAATAAGCAACTGGGAGGATAATATCGATATATGCGACGAGTCTACGATCAAGGTAGAAGGGATCCGCTCGAGAGTCCGAGAAAATCAAAAGGCTCACCCGGACAAACATCACGTAATTATCATCGATTATTTACAGCTCATTAAACCTACAGCAGCTAAAGGATCTCGAGAGCAAGAAATTAGTGAGATCTCTCGATCTTTAAAAGTTATGGCTAATGAATTGGATTGTACGATTATCGCACTATCTCAATTATCCCGAGGAGTAGAGCAGCGTCAAGATAAGCGCCCTATGTTATCGGATATCCGAGAAAGTGGATCAATTGAGCAAGACGCTGATATCGTAGCTTTTCTTTACCGAGACGACTATTACGATAAAGAGAGTGATAATAAAAATATTATCGAGATCATAATAGCCAAAAACCGAGAGGGATCCGTCGGTACTGTTCAGTTAGCATATATCAAAGAGTATTCAAAATTTGTTAATCTAGAGCGCCGCTTCGATCAAGCGAGCTAAAAAGGAGAGAGTCATATGTTACTATTTTTCAAGATTTTATTATCCTTACTAATCCTTATCTTTTCCGCTGGGCTTATTGCTAGCGATAAAAAAGACGAGCGTATGAATTTTACCGTTATCGTTTGCCTAGCTATCGCCGCTTTAACTTATACAATTACTAAATAAAATTAGAGGAGTGTTCTAAAATGGAATTTAACGTAAGTAAATTTAAAGAAACTGTAGAGGAATTTAAAAATATCGTATTCGGTCAAACTCAAGCGAGAACAAATAAACTAAAGCCTTTTGCCGAAATTTTCGAGGAGGCTACTAAATATATTGACCAAGAGCAAAAAGCGCCTCAAGTAGAAGCGCCTCCAGTTAACGAGGATCTAGCCGAGGAGCTAGCAGCAGCTAAAAAAGAAAATAAATATCTAAAGAGAAAGCAAACTATGTATGATCTAAAAATCGAGAAAATGAAACAAGAGATAAAGGATCTTAAAAAGATCAAAGGCGTAGTAGATCCGGAGCAACCTAAAGAGGAGCAAGTAGAATGGATTTAAGAGGCGAGTTTAATCCAGCTCCTAAACCACAGAAAAAAGAAAAGAAGGCTAGTAGAGGCTTGCAAGCAAAAAAGCCTCTACAGGCTAAAAAGAAGCTCGAGAGCAAGTCTACTCTAAGAGCTAAACCTAAATTTGTAGAAAAGATCCCTAAACCGGTTAAAAAGAGCAAGCCGAAAACCAAAAAGGAGTTAAAAGTATTAAGAGACGGCTTAAAAGTACCTCATAAGAAAGTGAGGAGCGAGTTTTCTGATAAAGAAAAGCGAAAGATAGATGAGGCTTTCGGAGGCGCTCATTGTGCCGAGTGTGGAAACCCTTATATCCATTATCATCATGCTAAATTTAGATCCGGATCCGGTAGAGGTGTATGGAGAAATGGAGTCCCTTTATGTGAGACTCATCACTCTTTATGCCATAGCAGCCGAGTATATGCGGATAAATGGAGAATGTTCCTAGAGCTGCTTTATGGAGAATTTTATTATATGGACGAGTGGGATCTATGGCTCATGAATTACATTGAGGCTCCTACTAAGAAGTTACTGGAGGCTTTTATGTTAGATCAAAAATAAAAAAAGATCCCGGCGGAGAGTCCGAGATCCCTTATCTAAAGAGAGAGCGTTAGGATGTTTTATAACTACTCCTATATTATATACGCCCTCTCTTTTGTATTTAAACCCTTTTAACGGAATTGTAATAAAGCAATTTATGACAGCTAGGGGAAAAAATCGACAAATATTTTAATAATGTTGTCGTTTCGTGCTTGTATTATTATCGCTTTAGTGATAAGATAGAAATTGTTAGAGGAGAGTCTAACGTAAAAAAATAGAATAATAGGAGAGTGTTTTAAGATGTTTAAAAAAGAATGGGCTTTTGATAGTGACGTATTTAAACTAGGGACTCCGGTACAAGTTAAAGGTATCGATTGCGAGGGCGAGCAAGTTAATTTCAAAGGGCTAGTAAAGAAGAACCTTTTAAATGATATTGTCCTAGTTGACGTTTTCGGATTAGAGTTACAAATTAACATTAATGATGTACATGGAGCGCCGGATCGAGTGGTAGATCCCGACTTCCAAGAAATAGGCTTTTACATTAGCGTAGCAAGTTTTGATAAAGCTCCGATAAAATCGGAAAACGCTACATTGATCGAGCCGCTTATTGATCCAGCCGAAACGATGGAGGATATAAGCTCCAGCAAACGAGGCGGACATATTACGGCTAACGGCGGTAAACATATCCCTCACGAAACAAGAGAGGCTATCCGTCAATTACGAAAAGCTCGCCCGGATGTAAGACAAAAAGATATAGCGGAGCTTTTTGGAGTAGGGCGCTCCACGATTTCAAATATTTTAAACGAGGTAGCGGATAATGAGTAAACGTACTAACTCAAAAACGGAGCCGTTTACGGTTTACAAAAGCATTGAAAAGGATCTCACTTTCCGAGTGGGATCTATAATAGATATTGACGGAGAAAAAAGAAAGATCTCCAATATCAAAAGCATTAAATTTTTTAACGAGGAATTTATCGAGGTAAAGGGCATGAGTAAGCCTTTTAAGAAAATGGAGGAAAACTTAATATGATGAATCGAGTTATCTTAGTAGGACGCTTAACAAAGGATCCGGAGCTACGTTACACTCCAAGCGGAGCGGCTGTAGCTACATTTACTTTAGCGGTTAATCGTACTTTCACTAATCAGCAGGGCGAGCGAGAGGCGGATTTTATCAATGTTGTTGTATGGAGACGTCAAGCAGAAAACGCCGCTAACTTTCTAGGAAAAGGCTCTTTAGCTGGAGTAGATGGAAAGTTACAAAGTCGCTCTTATGAAGGGCAAGACGGACGCCGAGTTTATGTTACTGAAGTCGTAGCGGAAAGCGTACAGTTTCTAGAGCCAAAAAAGAATGACGCCTCTAGCGGATCCGGCGGTTATAACGGAGCTAGCGGCAACAGCGGACGAGGAGGCGGTACTCCTCCGGACGACTATAATCAAGGGTACACAAGGGTAGACGACGATCCTTTCGCTAATAACGGCGAGACGATAGATATTTCGGACGATGATCTACCATTCTAGGAGGTTAGGAACATGATCGATATTCCAAGTGAGTATTATGGTTTAGCGTTTTCTATTTGTTGTGCTGTATTCGCAAAAGACGCTTTAGATCACGATAGACCGGTATTTTTTTCTTTCAATATGGCTGCAAGTTTAATTTTAGGAGTTACATCGTTACTAGATATCATTGGATAACTAAAGGGAGAGTGCAAAGATGGACGCTAATACAAAAACTCAATTAATGGACATTGTAAGAATGAGCGGAGTAAAAAACACTAAATTAACAATTCGCTCGAGCCGCTGGGAGTTTCCTACGCTGCTTAAAGCTCAAAAACAAATAGATCAAGAGTATCTTTTGAAAGCTAATACTACTAAAGGCGAAACCTTTAAAAAACGTAAACTCGCTTTATGGGTAGAAGTCGGAGAGCTTGCTAATGAGTGGAAAGAGCTTTTTAAATTTTGGTCTACTAAAAAGATGGATCGAGAAAAGGCGTTAACGGAGTACGTCGATGGAGTGCATTTTATCTTGAGTCTAGGGAACGATCTAAGCGCCGTACCTGTTTCCTCGGATATGGTTATCCTAGCGGATCCTATCGATCAAATTTTCGCTCTTTCTAACGCTGTAGTACATATCGAGGGAGCTAAATCCTTTGATATTGCTTTATCTTTATTCAGAGGGCTAGGGGATCATTTCGGCTTTACGGAGCAAGAGATCGAGGCGGCTTACTTCAAAAAGAACGAATATAACCATAATCGTACAGATCACGTTATCAAGTAACTACAAGAGCCGGGCATAGATCCCGGCTTTACTTTAATCAAAAGGAGAGGGCGAGGATGGGGAGAAAAGAGGATAGTAAAGGACGGTATCCAATTGTACCGAGGAGAGCCATTACTAAAAGCGTCGTACATTGTCCGGATTGTTTGGAGCCTTATGTAGTCTATCGAGGCATTAAGAAAAGCCGTAGCTACCAAGGAGGACACGTAAAAGACTTATGGTGTTATAAATGCCTAAAAGTCCAAAAGTTTATACAAGCTAATCACGATGTATCTAAATACAATTATTAGAGGAGTAGCGATAATATGAATGAGTTGCAACATGGAGAATATTACGTAGCTTATCCCCACGTATATATAGAGCTATGTAGAGGTATAGCAGATCCAGCCAAAAGAAAAAGAAAGTTTGAGGATCTCGTTACATCTTATCTACGGATCAATGAGCCTAGCTATCTATTTGTAAGATTTTATAAAGGGCGTTTGATCTGTAAGATTAACCCTAGTTTAACTCCTGCTAAAGTGCTGGAGAATCATAACGCTAGGAAAAGCCCGAAAAAGAAAAAGTAATTGAACAAAAGTTCAAGTAGGAATTACATTACATTTTAGGAGGCTAACATTATGCCGGAAAATAATATAAAAAGTTACATTGTTTTAAAATCTGATTATGTTGACGATTGTTTATCTCCAGCTCAAAAAGAAGCGCTCGAGGATATCTTGCATACTGTTTACGAGTATCGAGTAGAAACCGGTAGAAATCCGCTACCTATGTATTATGTTGTTAATGTAAATGAACCATACGCCGATGAGGTTAGGGATCTAATAGCAAAGAATAATATAGGAGAGTGAGCAGCAATGAGAAAATATAAGCAATACGCCGTTTATAAAGGGGAAAAGCTGCTAGTAATGGGAACCGCTAAAGAGTGTGCCGAACATTTAGGAATTAAGCCTATGACAGTATATTTTTACTCGTCTCCGGCTTACATGGATCGGATAGCGGATTTAAACAATACAGAGAGAAAGATCACTGTTAAACTCGATGATTGATCTAGAGTTATGGAGAAATGTAGCTATAGCAGCAGGAGGTTTTTATCTGTTAGTTAACTCGATGGATTTTATCGAGAAAAAATTAGGAATTAAAAGGAGAGGGCGAAAGATGGGTAGAAACGATCTAGAAAAAGAGTTTGAACGATTAAATTATAACGGTTATCCGAAATATACAGAGGAGCAAAATCGAGCTATGCTTGCTCAAGTTGCTAACCTTATTCTAAACGGTCAAGGGATCCGGGGATATTGGCAAAAGGAATATATCGAGGACGAAACAACCGTAGCAGATCCATTTGATTTTATTCCGCTAAATGTAGGGCATGTAGGCGAGTATATGAAAATTGAGCTTATCGGACGTATTAACTATTATGATCCGAGAAATATTCCTATTGAGCTTATTCCTCCTTTTGGTGATATAAAGGAGCTGCAAAAGCGGTTAGATAAAATCGATGTAGAAGCGGATAAGAAGCGGAAAAAGAAGCTCAAGAAAAAAGATAGCCGTATCGCTTATCTCGAGGGAGCTATCCTAGAGATCAAAGAGCAGCTCGAGGAAATGAAGCTCTACGATAATACTCATAAAGATAAAATGTTAGAAATCATTAGAGAGCTAGAAATCAAAGAGGGAGAGTAAAAGCATTTGAGCCAAAAGTTAAATTTTTCGGAGAGTGAGTTAACGTTTTCGTTATCTTATGAGCAATTATATAAAAACCTTCTAAGTGTACACAATACCGCTAAAATACTGGACGAGGATACGATGATCGAGCAGAAAATCGTAGCTTATGCTCACGTTTTGGATATTGTGGGACAATTACACTCTATAGCTTTAGGAGAGAAAGAGGACGCTTACTCCAGTAGGAGAGAAGCGGAGGCAGATCTCTATTTTAAATATAGAAACGGAGAGGGAACGGATAAAAAGAAATATACTCAAAAAGACGCCGAGTATATGGCTCAAAAGGATCTTATCCCTTTTCGCAAAAAGGAGAGCGAGTGGATCCGTAACCTAAAGCGCTGGGAGAACGCTAGGACTTATATACATGAGCAAGTGAACATACTGAAAAAAGTACAAGCTAGACAGCATATCGAATTAAATCAAATGAATAAGACAAGGGGACAAGCCTAAAATGGAAAAATACATTATCAAAAGTAAACAGAGCGGTTATTATGTTGGGATCTATGGAGGGAAACATACTTTTTCAGTGAGAGAGAAAGCTATCTGTTTTCTCCGTAGAAATGCCGAGGATATAGCGGAGTATTTAAGAGGGCTAGGGCATACGGTAGAGCTGGAGGAAGAATAAATAAAAAAGGAGCCGGGATATAAATCCTAGCTCCTTTTTTATTAACCTTGTCGAGTTGGGAAACGTAAACCTGTTAGAGAAATGTATTTTGTAACACTTGCTCCAGTCGGTAAAGTTGCCGTAATTTGTCCGCTCGGTTTAACATCTACTCGAGCAAAACCAGCGTCCGTATTAACAACAAAGATTTCTTGTTGGTTAGGAGCAACGTCAACCGGTAAAGTAGCTAACAATGTTCCGTTTACGATAGGATCCGCACTATTAACAACTGCTAACAATCCGCTAACAGTAGTGTATCCGTCAATATCTTGAGTGAATGAAGGTTGTTTATAAGTGCTGCCGTCGCCGTATGGCTTAACTTTAGCTCCGATAATCATATCCTCATAGTTTTGGTTAGAAATAGCTCGCCCTACGTCGTCTACTTCTAATAGTGTAGTAGCAAACTCATGAGAGTCATAACCTACGCCGCTAGCTGAAATACCGTTAGCTCCGTATGAGATTTCGTTAACGTAGTCGTTACCGATAGCCTCCGGATCCTCCGAAATATCAGTAGCTCCTTTAATGATTGTGTAAGTACGGATATAGTTACTTTCTACCTCCGTACCCTCGATAGATTCAACTTCTGTAGTCGATCCCTCAGTATAATTTACTTGTTCGTCTAATGTTGCCATAATGACAGCTCCCTTCTCCTCTTATCGACGAGGATAAACTTTAAATCCGTTTGAGTAATTTGTAGCCCAAGATCCATACGAGCGACTCTTTGAAGCTCTAAAAGCAACTTTAAAGCGGAAAGAGTTCATTTTCATATAGCGAGGGAATGAATTACGAGTTGAGTATGAACGTCTAGATGGACTCGTAGGCGATACATAACCGTATTTCGTCGGAGCATTGATATTAACATATTTCCCGGAATACTTGTTATACATTTGGATTGTAGCTTTCCAATCCTTACGAGTTAATCCGTAGTTACCTTGCATGTAAATTTTAAGGACTACATAACTAGCCGTAGATTGATAAATACTAGCGTCTGTAAAAACATCTACATAAGCGGTAGAACTCATAAACTTTTAACCTCCCAGTATTTAATTTTGTCTAACAGAAAACATGATAACATAATTTGTCACATTTTGGCGACTAACTAGAAAATTTTCCAATCGATGAGACATAGATCTCTCGTAATAGTGCCATAGATAAAGATAATTATTGTTTTAGCGGTATTTGTCGAAAGTCCAAGTAAAAAAATATTCCTTTTTCTGAAATATGTAGTATTATATTTCTACAGGGAGCAATTTTCTATATAACTATGAGAGTCCAAAAAATACTATTGAAAAGTCCATTCAACTATTTTTCTCATATAGATTATTGCTATAGATTAGTACGAGGATCTCTAACAGCTCGTACAGCGTATCCGGAAAATACGCTAAACGTGTTAAAGCTAACCGAGTAGACAGCTCATAACCGTAGTTATTTCCGATGAGGTAAAACAAATTGTTTGTTACTGGAAAACACAAACATTAGTTATTATTATCAACTAAAGAGAGGGCGCTATCCAAAAGGGTAGCGTTTTTCTTTGCAAAAGGAGCGACAATATTATGATTAGAGCGATAAATATACAAGAGGTAAAACTAAGCGAATTAAATCCAGCTCCATACAATCCGAGAAAGATCCTACGGAGAGGAGATAAAGGATATGAGAAGTTAAAAAGCTCTTTGCAAGAGTTCGGAGAGGTTTTACCAATTGTTTATAATAAAAGTACCGGGAATATAGTAGGCGGACACCAGCGCTATTATATTTATCTCGAGGAGGGAATAAAGAAAGCTCAAGTGTCTATAGTTGAGATCCCTCTAGAGAAAGAGAAAGCTCTAAATATCACGCTTAATAACGAAAAAGTAGGCTCGGAGTGGGATTTCGATAAATTAGCCGCTTTAGTTAATGAGCTGGATACGCCGGAGCTATCTTTAACCGGTTTAGATAATGAGGATCTAGATAGCTTATTCGCTTCTTTGCAAGATCTAAATGATATGAGCCTAGACAGCGATCTAGACGATGAGCTAGAGAGAGAGGATCCGGAAAGCGAGGAGCAAGAGATCCAGCAGCTACCGCCGGGAGAGGAGCCGGAGTATGATCCTCCAGAAGAATTTTATTTTAAGTTAGGAAAATATGAGTTTATGGTAGACGCTGCTATTTATCAAACATGGCTACAGCAGCTAAAGGAGAACTACGATGATCTAGAGGCTATAGAGGAGATCAAGATCCGACTACAACTATGATTATTATCTAAAGGGAGGCTAACGAATTGGAGACGGAATTAGCTCATATTGGATATGCTATACTAGCGTTATGGATTTTGGGAGCTGTATTTACATTTCTACCTAGAAAGAAGGGGAAAAAATGATCCAAGAAGTAGAAGCGAGAAAGCACTTTACTTTAGACACTCAATCTACAGGGCATAAAGTAGAGGTAGCAAAAGGAGAAAAGGGAAAACTGTTAGGGCATAGAAACGACGTAGGATATACAATTGTCATTAACGATAAGACGATCAATATTACAGATAGACAGGTATTTCGATATCTGTTTAGGATAGTAAAGGAGGCTCCAAAACGTGAAGGAAGTAACGAAAAAGATCACGCTAACAGCGGACGAGGCTAGACAATTCGCTTTAGAAAAGAATTATATTCACTATAGCCCTTTTGAGCCTACTCCAGTAATGGACAAAATGCGAGCGGCTGGAGTGGATCCGAGGGATTATAATTTATTCGTCAAGATCGATAGACGACTAGATAGATACACATATTCGATGAAAGTAAAAAAATATACGCTAGCGGAGCGGCTAAAGATGTTAATAGCAGAGCTTTTGCGAAACTAAAAGGAGATCCATATAAGCGGATCTCCTTTTTTGTTTAGTTTCGGATGTAAAAAACATCTGTATAGAAAGTACCGTCGTATTTAGTCCAATAACCCTCACTATCGTAGCGGTCTACATCTACAGCAAAGCGAAAGATACCGGTCTTACCATAAAAGTATTTAATATCGATAGTATCGTAATACTTTTGCTCCGGATCCAAAGGGTTTGGACTATTCCAATCTAAATCAACCCATTTACCGTTAACGTACTGTTGCCCTTGCAAGTTTGCTCCAGCGCTATAAGCATTGTCATTCTTTACGGCTACTACTACCTCTTTATCAGTAGCATAAGAATAATTTTGTTTTGTCGTATTAGCGGATACTCCCCAGCCGCTCGCAGCAGAAGCAGCGGAGCCGCCTACTACTAATCCAATAAGAACTAAAAAAGATGTTAAAAGTTTTTTCATAATCTAACCTCCATTAGCAAAATATGACTCTAGAGGATTATATAACAATGTTTTTGAAAAATCGACAAAATGTTTTCGACAAATTTTAAAATAAGTGTTTACAAGTGCAACTATATTTGATATTATTAATTTATCGCAAGAGCGATAATAAAAAACAAAGGAGAAATGCAAAATGAGTAAAGCTAAAATGGATCTTTTAACAAGAAAGGCGCAACGTGTAACGGAGGTTAAAGCTCGTAAGCAATACGCTTTTGAAAAGCAGCTTGAGAGCCAAAAGGAGGCGGCAGAGGAGTTTTTCGCTAAATACCTATCGGACGCTCCGCTAGATACATTAATCGAGTTATCTATAGCAATGGGAGATAGAGATATCCAGCGCTATAACGAAATAATGGAGCCTATTATCCGTAGAAAGCACATGCAAACAGTTTAATAAGATCCGGGGAGGGTTTACTCTCCTCGGTTTATATAAATTTAAGTGACCAGGAGGAAAATAAAAAATGAAAACAGTTAATCACGTTATCGAAAAGTCGCAAAGTAGCGTATTTTACGGAAAGTTTGTAGAGGTTTTAAAGGTTAACGGTTTGGAGTTTGGTTATTATGTGCGTATGGATGAGGTTTACGGTTTGGATGAATATAAGGTAAAGGTTTTTAGCGAAAGGAATCAACGAACTTTATCTTATGAATGTAATGCCGAGGGAGTAGAGAGATCATTAAATAATTTCCTCTCTAGAGGCTTTAACTTTTCCGGCTGGGAGTTTGAAGGATCCGGCGTTAGAGTAAAGATCCTTGAGCCGGAAAGAAAAGCTCATTAATTATTATAAGTATAGCGATATTAGGGAACCGCTAAAGAAAGAAAATTAAAAGGAGAGTGTTTAGGAATGTATAAAGAGCTATTAGCACGTTTAAAAGAACAAAGGGAGTCATTAGATCAATCAATCGTTATGTTAGAGGAGCATATCCGCTATAACGAGAAAGCAGTTATTAGCGCTCCTAGTTTTGAATGGGATCAAAAGCGACTAGAGGCACTAGCTAAAGCAGATAGCCATGATAAAGAAATCGTTAAAGGTTTAGCTCCGGGTATGGGAGAGCCTATAAGCATTACAGGAGATCCGCTCCAACATAAATTTATGCACCTTGCTAAAGGAGTCCTAGAGACGACTAACAAGCACCTACCGAAAGAGCAGCAGATCGTTTACCCTAATCCTACAGGGGATCCGCTGGCTCATCTATATGCGGACGGAAAAACATTACAGCCTAAAGAGATCGAAACGTCTCATAGTATCTCTAAGCCTATGGATCTCGATCACCTAGTAAACAAGGAGCCTAAAGATAACATTCATGTAGTTATTCAGATCCTTAACGTCGATACAGCCGAGGTACAAGAGACTCACGTATATGTTACGCACTCGGATAATAAAAATTTTGCTATAGGGCTAGCAAAGGATAGACAAGCGGCTCTACATTACTTAATTAAAGAGAAGTACCCTAAACGCAACCTAGAAACAACTCGCCGCTATACGTATAGCTTGCATAGCGACAACTTTCCTAAAGAAACCGGCGATTTATTTATCTATGAAGCTAACGGAGGTAAAAACTAATGAGTAAACGTACAGAGTCAGAAAATCATATCTATGCTACTGGGAATTATCGCTTATGGTATAACAAAGAAAACGGAGCATTGCATTTAAAGTTAGACGGCGAGAAAGAGCTTTACTATATCTCTAAGGAGTCTAAGATGTATAGCCGCTTGTTAGATAATAAAATTATGGAGGTAGAAACAAATGAGTAAAATATCAATAGCGGAGAGAGCGGCTACGCTCCTCCTCCAGTATGGATTTACATTTAATCAAGAGGCGGATACCTACGATTACGAAATCGAGTTAAACGGCTATAGAGGAGTTTACTCATTTACAGCGGCGCAGCTCCACGAAATAAAATACTTTAATGCGGACGAGTTCATAACTCAAATAACCGCACATATCGAGCATTACACGCAAAAGATGAGGGATCACCTAGGAAAGTTCGAGTACCGGGAACAATTCGACGAGATCCTAACAAAGCTAGCGGATCTAGGGTTTACGTATGTTAAAGATCGAGGCGAGTATCATTACATTCAATGGCTAGGGGAATCATGTACCGGATACGCTTTACACTGGAGCAACATACCGGATCTCATTCATACAGATCTAGATAAATGGTTTAATGCCTTAAAAGCTCAAATGCTGGATAACTTATATCGTCACCTAGCGGAGAAAGAGTTAGAGAAAAAAGCAGAGGCGGATTATTTAGCGAGTACGCCGGAGGAGTTCAGATCATGAAGCATGAGGAAAAAATACAATTGCTGTTAGATAACGGTTTTCAGATCATCGAGATAAAGGATCAAGGGCGTATTATTTTTAAACAAAAGGATAGCGGCGATCATCACGTAAGATATACGGTAGACGAGCTAATAGTAAAGATCATGGATAGGGAGCAGATCGAGCAAGCTATCAAAGAGGTAAACGAGTACCTAGAGCAAGCTATGATAGATTATTTAGAAAAAGTAGCGGAGGGGCGAGCTAATGAATTTAACTAAAAAGCAAGTTATCGAGGTATTAGTAAAGGATTACGGTTTTGAACATGAATATGTTAAAGGGGATGAACATCCTAACATTATTTCTAAAAAGTTCGATCTTGCTACTTTCTCTACAGATGATCGAGGACTCGAGCCTATTTTAAGCGGCGCCTATACATTAGATCAATTTGATAAATTCGTAAATGTAGCGGTTATGGATAGAGTTTTCAAAACTGTTAGCAGCGAGGAGTAATACTTTAACGGAATTAAATAAAGAAACCTTATGAGGGAGCGGATAAACGCTCTCTCTTTGTTTTGTTTTAAGCAAAGGGTAAAGATTCATAAAGTCAGAGAAAACGAGAAATAGAGCTAATCTCGTTCGTCTCATGGTAGAATACAAATATATAACACGTTTAAGCGGTTTGTATAAACTTTAACAAGTAAATTAAAGGAAAGGAGCCTTAAAACCTATGGCTAGTACGTTAATTAAGAAAGAAACAACTAAACATAAGAAGGCTTTTGAATATTATTACGCTATGGGAGCCTCTAGGAACCTCCGAGAAGTAGCAAAAGAATTTAACACAACTTTAACGACTGTACACAATTGGTCAATTTCTTTTGATTGGAAAAGTCGAATTGAGTTACGAGATAATGAAGTCTCTAAGATTATGGAGAAAAAAACTAATGAAACCGTCGTCGAAATCAAAGCAAAATATCATACATTTCTAAAGGCTATGATTGCTCAAGCTATCGAGGATTTTAAGTCGAAAGATCTCAAGATAGAAACGCCGCTCGATCTAATTCGTGTTATACAAATGGATCTTGAGCTACTGGGCGAGGGAGACGGATCTAAATCCGGTATGCTGGACGAAATGACTAAAGCAATTTCCGCTGGGCGAGAGCTTTACGAGGCTCAATTAAAAACTATGCAGACTCCAGCAGCAGACGAGGAGCAATAATTATGCAGGGGCTAATCCATCCGGAGGTAAAATTACCGAGCTGGAGCGAATTAGCGGAGTCTATAGGTATGGATCTCGAGGATTTCCGTATAAAGCCCTTTACATTTAATCAAATGAGGGCGCTATATGAGTCCGAAAAGCCTTTTAACTTATGGGAGGGCGCTATCCGCTCCGGAAAAACATTTCTCTCTTTAGCATGGCTTATAGAAAAGATTTCTACTCTCCCTAGAGGAAACGGTATGCTGCTCGGTCAGACGCCGGAGACAATGGAGCGTAACTTTATCAATGATCTCATGGATATTCTAGGCGAGGGTAACTATCACTATGTAAAAGGTAAATATATCGATGTATTTTATACTGACAGACATAGCGGAGAGTATCGCCGTCGCCGCTTGTTTATAGTCGGAGCAAAGAATAAAGACGCTATACGCCGAGTCCGGGGATCTACGCTAATGATAGCTTATATCGATGAGGTTACATTAATCCCTCAAGACGTATTCGATGAGCTAGTAGGGCGTTTATCTTATAAAGAGTCTATTTGTTTATCCACAACTAACCCGGATCACCCTAAACACTGGCTCTTAAAAGAATATGTAGAACATCCTAAGAAAATGGAGGATTGGAGCCGTCATAAGTTCACGCTAGATGATAATATAGCTCTATCCGAGGACTACAAAGAGCGGTTAAAGCGTCAATATATGGGAATCCCTGCTCGTTATCAAAGAATGATATTAGGGCGCTGGGTTATTGCGGACGGCGTTATATATCAAGTATTCGATACTAAAAAGCATGTACTCAAAAAGAATAATCTAGGTAAAGCTCGCCGCTATAAAGTTGCATGTGACTATGGGGATCAAAACGCTACAGTATTCTTGCTCATAGGTGAATACCGAGATAAGAAGAATAGAAAAGTATATCTAGTCGAGAAGGAATACTATTACAGCGGACGAGATACAAAGATCTCTAAAACAGTTACTCAATTTGTAGATGATTTCGAGGCATGGCTACCAAAAGACGTTAGGATCTCGGAGATAATTATAGATCCATCAGCTAAAGCCCTAGCCCGAGAGTTTGAAGCTCGCCGCTTTATGGTAACGAAAGCTAAAAACAATGTGCTGGAGGGCATAGGAGAAACCGCTAACCTTATTTATAACGATCAATTCTACGTTATGGATCATTGCACGAATACGATTAATGAGTTTGGTATTTATGTATGGGATCCTAAAGCAGCGGCTCGAGGTGAGGACGCTCCACTAAAAGATAACGATCACTGTTTAGACGCTGCTAGATATTTTGTAATGGACGAGGTGGCATAGAAGCAGCATGAAAAGAAAGTGTGAGTATTATTTCATCAAGATAAAAACAAACGGCAAAATCAAACGGTCAATAACTATAAGCCGCTCACTATTGGACATTGTTCGGAAAAAAGACGGACAATAATTAAATAATGTTTTACCCAGCGCTGGGAGAGGTAGCAAAAAGACGAACATTAGGAGGCTCATTATGGAGTTAAAGGGAGCTAAAACCGAAAAAGGAAGATTAGGCGGAGATTTTGACAGTATGATGTTATGTATGTGTTTTTGGAACAGTGTTAAAAGCCGCTATGATTTCACATGTAATAACGTCGTTATTCACTGGACTACAGGAAAGCGGCGAGAGGATCACGAAACAAGCCTCGAGAAAGAAAAGGCATTAGTTGAGGAGAAGGGCTATAGAGTTTTTATTCACTGATATAATGAGGGAGGCTAGTCCGCTAATGAATTGGTTAATAACATTAGGCGCTATTGTAGCTACTGGATTTATTTTTTATGCTGTTAAATTACAA